ATCCGCCAACACCGGACCGCTAGCGCCCAAACTCTGCGTCGCCGGCTTCGTCTTCGATCCCAACAGCAATCGCGTCCTCGGCGACGCCGTCGTTTCGGAGCTTCGCGCATGAGCACGTCCGTTAACGTTAATTCTTTACCATCAAAATTAACCGATGCGGTCGGTGCTGGATCGAGATCGACTGATTTCCTCGCCAATGCGCGCGAAGCCTATGGCGACGCCCTTCCGGAGTGGGTCGAGGCGCTCGCGAGCGAAGCGAACCGCACTACAGGCGCCGCCGCCGGCAAGCGCATCGGCTATTCCGGCTCCGTCGTCACCAGCGTCTGCAAGGCGTGTTACGCAGGCGACATTGGCGCCGTCGAAGCCAAGGTGCGCGGCGCGCTCATGGGCGCGACGCTCGAATGCCCCGTGCTCGGCGAAATTGGCCGCGACCGCTGCCTCGACGAACAGAAGAAGCGCCATGTGGGGACGAGCGCCGTTCGCACCGCGCTCTTCCACGCCTGCCGCAGCGGCTGTCAGCACTCGCGCCTCAAAAACGATGGAGGCCACGATGCGTGAGCCTCATCTTTCCGCCGACATCGACGCCGTCGCCGAACTGATACGCCGTTTCCAGCTTGGAGGCCTCCATATGACCCCGCAGAACTGTGGGTTCGTCGCCGGCGCCCTCGACAAGCTCGCTTTCGAGGCGCGCACGCTGGAAGCCGAACTCGAGCGCGAGGAGAGTTGGCGTCAGGCCGCCGACGCTCGTGTCGAGGCGCTGACGACTCCAGACCATCTCACCAAAACCCGGCGAGAGATCGCGATCAATGAGGGCCGCCGCGCCGGCGTCGTCGTCGATCTGCGCCCCTACCTCGACCGCGAATGGACGCGCGCGCCAAACGACTCCGTGGCCGATGTTTCGGGCGACGAAAAAGACACCGTGGCCGCTGTTGCGGGCGACGGCGGAAATGGAGACGCGGCATGAGCGCGCGGGTCCAAATCGCCGACATCCTGGACGTCGTCTGCAGTCGTTACGGCGTTCGGCCCGAGGAGATCAAGAGTCCGCGGCGCAAAGCGGAGCTGAAGACGCCGCGGCAGATCGCAATGTATCTTTCGGATAGGCTCGCGCAACGCAACTTGGTGCAGATCGGCGCGGCGCTTCTTCGCGATCGCACGACCGTGCTGCACTGCGTTCGCAAAATCGAGGCGATGCTTGAAGAAGACGCGGCGCTGCGCGCGACGGTCGGAGAGCTGGAGATTGAGGCGCTCGCGATCGCCGGCCTCCGTGCGCAGGGCGTGTTACCGCAGCGCGAGACCGTCGATGCGTTCCTGCTCGCTGAAAAGATCGTTCGCTCCGGCGATCGCTTCGCCATTCAAGTTTCCGTCGAGGAGACGCGCGCGCTGGCCGAGTCGCTTTTGGCGCAGCGCGCGGAGCAAGAAGCGCCTTGCGACGAAGAACAGCCCTGCGAACGGGATGACGACCGAGAACCAACAAGCGCGCCGACTGCGCCCGCGATGCTCGATGCGCCGATTCCACTGCCGCCGACGCTCACTGAAATCGCTCATGATTTCCTCGCCGCTGAAGCGGCCTATCGGCGACGACCATCACTCAACGTGAAGGCGGCGCGCGAGCGGGCGATCGCGCCACTGCGCATGCATGCCGACGAGTCAGCCGTCGCCGCGCTGCTCAACGCCTATGACGCGCTTGTCCGAGCCGAATATTCGCTCGGTGAGCGCGACGCGCAGGAACGCTTCCAAGCCGCCGTAAAAGCCCTTTCAAGACGCTTCTCAGAACTCGTTAAGGAGCCCGCCAATGTCGAAATCGCCCAAGGTTAAAACGCGCGGCGCCAATGTGCCTGTGCCGCAGTCGCGCGACGAAGCCGCCAGCTTCATTCACGACATCGGCGTGCGCCAGCGCGAGATCGCGCGCATTGAAGCCGATATGAACGATCGCATCGCCCAGGCGAAGAAGGACGCCGAAGCGACGGCGAACCCGCTCTCCGAGCAGGTTGACCGACTGACCGAGGGGCTACGCATCTGGGCTGACGCCAATCGCCAGACGCTCACCGGCGGCAAGCGCAAATTCGCCGATCTCGGCACCGGCAAGATCGAGTGGCGCCTAACACCCGCGAAGGTGACGATCCGCAACGTCGAAGATGTGATCGCCCGTATTAAAACGCTCGGCGTTATCGCCTTCCTGCGCACGAAGGATGAGATCGACAAGGAGGCGATGCTCCGCGACCCCGCAAAGGCGCGGCTCATTGCCGGCGTTTCGATTGGGGCTGAAGGCGAACGCTTTTACGTCGAGCCCTTCGAGGCCGAGATCAAGGGAGCGGCCGAATGAACGCGCCCACGAGAGGTTCTCAGATCGAGATCGTGCTCGTCGACAGCGCTGGCGAGGAAGTCCTCAAAGGCGTGCTGCTCGGCCGCTTCGACGGCGACCATGTCGAAGTGAAATTCGACGATCTGCCGTTCAAAGCCATCGTCGAGCGACGCCTCGTGCGCAGGCCGCAGGCGGAAGGAGAGACGCCATGAAGATCACTCTGCGTAAGATGCAGCTCGCCGCCCGTTACGCGCTATGGCTGGCGCTGTTCTTCTTCATCAGCGTTCCGGCGCTGGCGTTCGACGCGCTCGCCGCCGTCGCGCGCCGCATCGCCGACCGGCTTTGCGATGTCGCGGACTTCGCCGTCGTTCGCGGGCGCGAGCTACGGGAGCGACTGCAATGACAACCGCCGCGCAGACCCGCGCCATCCACACCCTGCTGCGGCAGATCCCGCACTACACGGACGATGACTATCGCGCGCTGTTGAAGCGCGAGTTCCGCAGCGTCTCCTCGTCGTCGCGCCTTTCCCAGGTCCAGGCCGCGAAACTCATCGAGATCCTGAAAGTGCTCGCGGGCCAGCACCCGGAGGTGAAGCGCGGAGGCGCGTCGTCGCGCCGCCCGGCCGAGACGGTCACCGGCCCCTATGGCGCGAAGCTGCAGGCGTTGTGGATCTCGGCGTTCAATCTCGGCATCATCGACAATCGCGACGATCGCGCGCTGATCGCCTTTATCGAGCGGCAGACGAAGATCGCGCATCCGCGCTGGCTCAACGAGCACAAGGACGCCAAGAAGGCGATCGAGGCCTTGAAGGATTGGATCGAGCGCGAAGCCAAAGTCGAATGGCCGAGCGAATCCCAGGCGCACAGGCGCGGGATGGATGTGAGCATCGCCTCGAAACGAGCGGTGATCGCGGCGCAAGCGGCGCGGCTTGCCGACGTCGAGCCTTTCAATCTCGACGACTTCGTCAATGGCTACATCATCTCGAACAAGATCTCGGGATTCAGCATCGGCGCGCTCAGCGACCGCCACCTCGATGGCGTGATCGCGACGCTTGGCGCGCGACTGCGCAAGCGCGTTAAAGCCAAGAAGGAAGCGGCGTGATGGCCCATAAGCTCCTCAAAGGCGATGGCGGCTACGACCGCGCGGCAATCGTGCGGCGCGCCAATTCCGAGCTGCGCCGCGCCCGTCAACTCGGCCTCGGGTGGGACCGCGCAAAGTGCCTCGAATATGTCTGGGGCCAGGCGCGCACGCTACGCGCGCAGGCTCAGGGCGTTGCGCTCGCACCGCCGCGCGGCCGGAAGCTACCAAAGCTCAACGCGCCGGCGCGCCGCAAGGGCGGGGTCCTAAAGATTGCGGCATGACCGACGCCCTGCAGCTCGATTTCTTCAAGCGCGCAGCCGCCAAGCGGCCCGCGATGATGACCTTTGCCGATCGCGGCTGGAACGGGCGCGGCGAGCAGATCGCTCTGTTCAAATGTCCGCGCTGCGGAAGTCGCAGCTCCTGGATCACCGTCGCGTCGCACGAAGAGGAGCTGAGAGGCGTCCCCTGTCCGAAATGCAACAAGGAGCGCGCGCGATGACCGCCGAGCAGTTCATCGGTGTCGGCCAATATGCGTGACGCACGCATGATGGGAGGGGAGTCGTGAAAGCCGACGTCTCTCATCTGCCACCGCTTCTCGCCGAGATCGCCGAAGTGGCGGGACCTGTGGCGGCGCTGCAATTGGCGAAGGCCAAGGGCGGAACCGAGTGCTACATACCCGCCCGCGCGCCGGACGATCACTGGCTCGTGCAATGCGTCGGACGCGACGCCGCCGACAAGCTCTGTGCGCATTTCGTCGCGGCGATCGAGAGCGACTCGGGCAGATCCCGGCATGGCGTGAAGATCCTGCTGCCGCTCGGCGATTCCGGAACGGCCGCCGAGGC